CGGCTCTCATACCATATAGAAGTAAGAATGCTTGATTTCGGGGGCATATTTGTCCTGAGCAACACACTCCAGCCCAATGATATGCTTGTTTCCTTGTAGGAGCGCCTTCTGACCCGGCGACAAGATACAGTCAAGCAGCACTCGCATTGCCGGCCGACCACCTTTCAAGATACAATTCTGATACTCAATCACATGGTCTTTGATTCTTGGCGGAAGGGATTCAATCAGTTTCGCGGAGTTCATGTTGATTTCCTCTTTTCTTTTTGCGTGTGTGCTATTGTATGGGATGGGTTACTTCTTCCTCGGTACCCATCAGTCGCCCGACATTTCAGCCTCATAAGGCTAAGGAAAGATCCGGTTGGTTCCATTGGAACTAGCGACAATCCGCCCTTCACTCATTTTTGTCTCCCATATTTCAGGTGAGGAACATGGTCGGTGACACCAAATAGGTTTTCTACATATGACCTATCAAAACATAATTTGGGTACCCGTTTGTGGCATTTTTTTATGGCGTCGCCCTTGCCACGTGCCAGCGGCGTCGAATCTATTCATTTTCACACAAGTATCATCCGAGTGTCAGAACAGTTTGTATCGCCATCCCATGAAATTTCGCTCAGTGGAGTAAGACGCGACTCTTGCACCAAAGGCCACTCCTAGCGAGCGGCACTGGATTTTACAATTCAAGCTATAAACCCTCCTTTCATTTAGTTTCGCTCATTCAAGAAACGCCCCATAATCTACTCTCGTCATCGATTTATCAGTGTGGCCATCACATCAAAATCAAATCGGATTTCATTATGGCTGCGGAGCGCCCGCTTCTTTACACTTCTGTGTTCTGGGCTTGGGACCAGCACGGATTTCTGCAGTCTCCGTGGCCGCATTAGACTGAGCGACTATTGCCGCCCAGCCCCCTCTGCGTATATGTATTAGTCGTCTGCCGGGTCAGTCCTCGGTGCAACAGCACCACAAGACGTCCTCAATAATATCATCGAAGATGTCGTTTGTCGTGCCATTGGAATTCATTACCAAAGTAACCTTTTGGCCAATTTGGCAATCATAACCAGTTGCGCACCAGACTTCGCCACTCTCATCGGTGATATTCAGAACTCGCGTACCGTTTTCATAGTACGCCGCGCTGATAGTACCGCCGAGAATGTATCTGCCCGCCGGGTTAACCGTGGGCGACTGAACCAGACTGGGATTTGCAGACGCGAACGACACCGCGCTTACGCTCAGACTGAGGACGACCGGCAGCAGCAACGAAATCGACAATGTTTTTAACCATCTCATTAGAAATCCCCTCCTCGTTCTTCTTCGTCTGAACTGCGGTGATACTTGCGTCGGGCATCGGCATACGAGCGCCGAACACGAACTTGGTCTTGCGCAGATTCACTTCAACCGGATACATATACTCCGGTTTCAGATGACGCAGCTCCACCTCGTTTGCGGTAAACAATTCGCCACCGACGTAGATGGACCAGTATTCGATACCGTTGCGCTTTTTGATAAACATGGGCTTCTTGTCGGCTTCTTCTTTGACACGGTAAAACAGCATTTTAATTTCCTCTTTTCTTTGGTTTGTTGTATGCTAGAAAGTGCCGTATAACGAAATCACAATCACGACCAAAGCGGCTGCGACTACGATAACATCATAGACACAATCGTCCCAGAATGAAACGAGCCAGTGCGAAATCGCATCGACCACATGATTGAACTTGCGAAAACAGCCTAACATATAAACTGCTACGCAAATCTGATACAATGTGTACGCCGTTGCAACGATGATAACAATACACACTGCCAAAAAGGTTTCAGACACTGCTGCGCCCCCTTTATCGGATTCGCTGGAACTGATCCAGATAATAAAGAAGACCATACATTTTGAAGAATGCACGGTCAGTTGTTTTTGTTCGATTGATTTTGTAGAATCCCTTGTATTCGCGCCGGTCACCCGTATTGATTGCAACCTCGGCTCTGATAGCATCGGCATCTTCTTTGACAGAAAGGATCTCAACGCCGCCATAATTGCAAACAGGATACACGGCAATCACTTGCGAGTCTTCAGGAACAGGACGAATGCGCTTCATGCTTCGCAGCTCCTTTCTGCGGCGTTACATCAGGTCAGCGCTCTTGAACATAGTATCGCCGCGACTCAGAGAAACCCGAGTAGATTTGCGGTTCAACTTCATGTCAAGGCAAGCCTTTTTATAAGCAAGGAAAGCATCGTATTCGCTCACGTACTCATACTCGAGAGTCTTATTGGGGGTTTCAATACGAAGAATGAAGTGCGGCGCGGTGACAGCTTTTTCCTTTTCGAGTTGCCGTAATACTTCTTCGGTTCGGTTGATTGCGGCAGAGACACGATTTGCTGCAAGGCGCAGGCCCAGTTCTGATCTGATACAAGGGTGCAGATTAAATACTGCTTTCATGCACAGATAGACATCTACGGCCTCGTCGAGTTCTGTATTCAACTCGTCGATTCGATTTTCGATTTCATTCATACTGCTGTGTAGTCTCCTTTACACTTTGATTTTCAACGGACGATAGTAAAAACCATTGCCACCAGAAGCTATCGCCTTCTTTTCGAGGCGATGAAACTCTTCGATAGCGGTTTCTTCAGTTTCATGCGTCTTGATGTCCTGAGCATCAAAATCGATGTCGCCGATTTCTTCGTCGCCGAATGCTTCAATCATCATTGTGATATACATGCAGTCTCCTTTCGATCCAGCGGTTTACCTTGGCTGCGGTCTTGGGGTTCGCTTCGAGGTACTCCATCAGACCGTAACCGATTGCACCGAGTACGAGCAGCCAAACGAGCGGACTCAGACATTGCGCCTGATAGTTAGTGTATCCACCCCCGGCGGTTAGAATCCATTTCATAACGGAGTCTCCTCTTCTTCGGTAAATTTCATGTTGAACGGTCTCCTTTCAGTCAGCCCAGCACGTTGCTTTGCTTTCGTAGTGAACGCCGGCCTCAACAAGCACTTCACGATATACGGCGGCAAGTTCTTTGTCTCCGAACATGATTGAGAGGTCATAAGCGGATTCGATTGCAATGATAGACATGCTTGGTGGACTCCTTTCCTACTGTGTTTAATTGCATTTTTTGACGCTTTCGCGTTGGGGCGGTTACTATCTTCCCCGTGACCGCTAATCGCACGGCATAAAGAAAAGAGGTAAAAAGAAAACGCCACATTTTGGTGTGACGAGTACGCTAATTGATTATAAAGTTGTTTTCGTTTATAATAACCACAGGAGATGATAATCTTGAAGCCAAAATTAACTTGTTCTAGGCCAAAATGTAATGAGCCAGTCTTTCAAGATGGACTTTGTTATAAACATCTATGTCGTAAAAGACGCGCTATGAATAAACGAGAGGGTATTTTTATTAAAACAAAATTTTCAAGAAAGGAACTTCAGGATTCAGACAAAATAGCTTGTTTGAATTCAAATCTTGGCTTAAATTCTGATTCCAAAGTCGGCCCAGATGGTCAATGGAATCATGGGAATAACAAATAATCACTTATGTTTGCCCGACTTAATCGGGAACTGAGGGATGAGAGGCCGACGATCGCTGTTGTCAAAATTCAATCCCATTCCTGTGCCGTCCATGTATGTTTGCAATGAACGATTAAGGGTTTTCTTTTTGCCATTCATTTCAACACACTCTCCATAAAGAGAACAACTGAGCTTGGAATATTCGCTGGTACTCATGGACGATTGACTGTATTTCATTTTGAATTTTTTACGACGAATGCAGTCAGGATTGGATGCCTCTTTATGCCAAATCTCGGAATCTTTTTTCATTTCATCCCGGTCTGGGTTTACCATTTTGGTTTCCCAGTTATAAAGTTTGACACACTTGACTCGTGCTGCATCGATGATATGCGAAACGATTTCCTTGCTGGGCATATCGTCCCATCTGGTTTTCGTTTTCATATCACGGTGCTTGAGTCGCATTTCTTTCGTCTGAGGGTTAAAACGCGGCTCTGCGACAAATTCATAGTGGCCAAAAGTGCCATACAATCCCATATACGGCACTTTGCATCCGTTGTACGTCATACCCTTGCGGTTGACACATTGGATGACTATCCCGTTTTTGTCCTTGTACATCAAAGACGACCCCTTTCTTTTCTTTCGGACTCTCAGTTCAAAGCCCCTACGCCACGTCAAGGCGTTCCGATTGTAGGGATGAGCAGTTTAACGTCATGCCCGGGACAGCAGATGTTATTTAGGATTTCATACCCGGCGGGTCTCCTTTTTCACAGAACGATTTCGTGTCCCAGAACAGCCGCACGAATGACACGTCCGTTGTGATACAGGCGGACTTCGTCATAGAATGGTTTATCGTACCATTTACTAGAAACGCTTCTTTCGAAACGCTTCGTTGCATACTGTTCATTGTCAGTTCTGAAAGGGCAAGTAGGAATGTCGGCACGAGTAACGATAAGCCACTCTTTCGCCATGGGCAAAACGACAGGCTCATCGTACTGTTTAACACCACGACTTGCGCTTGCACGAGTGATACCGCCGACCTTTTTGACTTTGGCAACGGGTTTGCTTTCAGGACGAGAGTATGTAATATACCCATCTCTTGCGTTCTCAACGTATCGGATGGGCAAGCCAGCAGATAACATCTTGAACACCGTGTCGTCGTCCAGCTGGTAGAGTTCTTCGCCGCTTTCCATAGTGACATTGTACAGAGTGTGAGCGAAGACCTCGACGTCTGCGTTTACAAAGTCGTGGGTCAGGTCATAGACCATCTCGTCAAACTGGTAATAACCATGCTCACGAACACGGCCAAAGCCGATATTCTCACGAATGATGTAAGGGCAGGACATAATGATAACCTCTTTTCTGAGTGTGCAAAATGCGCCACACTCTAAGGCGCTACGCCCCATTGCGGAGCTGGAAAGGGGCCGCTTTGAACGGTGCGACCCCGAAAGGGTATCCGGTTACTGCGTGTTACTGCTCAGCCTTGGCAAAGAACTTGCTCTTGCTTGCAAAGTCGTACTTGGAAGAGCGTGCCTTGCCATCGAAAGACAGACCCTTGGAGATAGTGACAACAATCTCATCAATCATGGCCTTATCGCCGATACCCTTGACAGAGCCCTGTTTTGCGCGATTAGCCGCAATTTTGAGATACTTGACGTCGCAGGACAGCGCAGTGCAGGCCGCTGCCAGCTCTTCGGGAAGCATGGAGTTCCAAATGGCCTGGAGCTGAGCAAGGCGCTTGCCCTTGTTGACAGGGCCGACAAAGCAATCCAGCCCCATATCCTTGAGAGTCTCCTCAACTTTGGTGCTACGAGTCAGCTTGTTGGCGTTAAGTTCGCTTGCAGTCTCTTCGGAAAGCATACCATTGAACAGCATAACCAACTTCTCATAGTGGCCATCACGGCAGAGAGTTACGCTCTTGTTGGGCATAGGCTCCCCCTTGTCGTTGGTCTCGACGGCGTTCAGGGTCTGATAGTACCGCTCCAAAGTTTTGAACTTAATGAGCATCTTTGCATCCTGCGTGGACAGAGCACCGCTCTTGGGGTCAGTGGCAATCTTGATACCCATGTAGTAAGGGTTAGGAGCGTAGGAACGCCACATTTCAGCACGTCCCATAGCGCAGAACTCGGCGCACTTGTTATCGCAAGCGGCCTTGTTGTTGTTCTCGACGGCCTTGTTGAGTGTGGTGGTGACGTCCTGAGACTGTTCAGCGGTCAGAACGGTTTTCTGCTCGTTCAGAAACTTCACGAGTTCGGGGATGGTCAGCTCGTTGAGCTTGCCAGCTTTGGCGATTGCATCGTAGTCAGCATAAACTTTTAACATAATTCTTTACCTCTTCTATCTTTGGTGTATAACGGAACACGGCACTTTGCCGTCGGTGGTAGTTACTTCTTCCCCGGTACTACCAAGCGTCCGGCCTTATGTAAAATGGTTACAACCGTAACCAAGTTAGGTTAGTTTCTCCTCTAGGGTTCCAAACCCATCAAACAACTGTTATTCTCTGAAGCTTGTTAATTATCGCCATCTCTGACTTTGGCGTTTTCCATGCCCTACAACTGTAGCTCTGACCGCGTTGTAACTTCCCCGGTTGTGTTGTCCTCGAGAAAGCCTGTTATTCTTTTGTCAAGGTACACGTCTACACACACTTTCTCCCACGTTCTTGGGAATTCCCCTGTAAAGAGGCCGGATTCTCACCGGTGGCGGTAATGTTTGCCCATTGTGTAGCTACGGCGCACTAACTGCTCAGATAGAACTTCCATGTTTTGGAATGGCAAGGTATAAACCTTGACCGGATACCCGGCGCGGTATAAACCGCCCACATGGAAAAATCCAAACTTTGCAATTTTCAAGGTGCGACTACTCCCCGGGGCGGGTGCCGTTCCGGTGTTTCCCGCTCCCCTTGGAGTGACTACAGTATGCCATACTCAGAAATTTTTGCAACAAGTGTACAAATGCCCTACAAACACCCTATAAAATCCAAAGCCGCTCCTCGCCTATATATAAATAGGTATAAATTCCCGATTGACAGCCACCGAATAACACCTAATAACGGAAGGTGCGATTCACAGAAAACCCGCATGAATCCTATACTTTTCAGGCCACGCCCCGGGGGTGGTTAAAAAATCCAAAGCGGGGTCAGTTTGCCTCCTGTGTACCAGTTATTCCATCTCCCCACCCCATCTAAACCCCTCGGATCGCGCCTCGCTGGCATCAAAATTCCATCAAACTAGGCACTGCCAGTTTGCAACATTTACATATACCAGACAGTACTCGACAGCGCCTAAAACACCTCAAAATCGTTCCGGAACTCGATCCGGTAAACATCGTATTATCGTTACATTTTATACAGTATTTTACTGTCAAATTCACCTGTTTTTACCACTCAGCATGGCTCGGAATGCAGTAGAAACATCCCAAAACGCAGTAGAAATGGCTTTATTTTGCCAAATTTGAGCATATTTTGCTTAATTTTGTATTGTTTTTGTACGATTTGCTTCATTACCCAAATATTAACAACTAAATATTTTATTCCGGTATGCTGTGCAAAACTATTGATATTATGCGTGGCTGGGTGTATAATAAGGTATAAAGAGAAAAGCCCGCAGCGTTCTCCACAGCTGCGAGCTCATTCATTCAACTAATAACATCACTTTTCAATAGTCATGCCAAAAAATGGAGGTTTGCCAAATGAACTTTTACGACACCTCTGCCCTATTAGACCTAGGAGCCGCAGCCTTCGAATCAGCTGCACTGCCTTTTCTGATTGCAGATATGACCCTACACGAGCTGGAAGAGATCAAAACCAGCGGTAAAAAGACCGAAGACATTCGTTACAAAGCCCGCACAGTCACTCGTTTGCTTGCTGAACATCACGACGATGGCAGCTATACCGTAGTAGCGGTTCCCATGACTTCACTATTCTATATTCTTGATGGTAAGCCGATCAGCGACAACAACGACGCGACGATTATGGCGACCGCACGGTGGTGGTTGGATCAGCAGAAGCAAAACCTGGATGACTTACCTACTGTGCTCGACGAAGCAAGCGGTAACCAGGCCGCCTATATTTCTTCTTTGATTGATTCTTTCAAATTCGTTACCAGCGATTTAAGCTGTGCCAATATCGCCAGTGGCATTCTCCAGCTTCCAGTTGAGTTCACCTTCCCTAACGCAGCAACCACAAAGAATGACTACACTGGATGGACTGAGGTCGCTCTAGCAGATGGTGGCGAAGAGGCTATGGCGATGGCGTACTCTAAAGACGCCGAACAGAGAAACCTGTTTGATACACCCACAAATGGATACATCCTTATTCCGAATGCAGATGCTGATGGAAATACAGCGGCGATCCGTTGGGATGGGGTACGCTGGAATCCACTGCGATATAAAAACCTGAACACCGCATACTCAGGAAAAATCAAGCCCCTTAATGACCAGCAGCGACTCGCTTTCGACTTGTTACAGAATGGCGACATTACAATCAAGCTACTTCTTGGTGTCTATGGCAGCGGTAAAGATTTTTTAATGGTTAATCATGCTGTTGATATGATTGAGAAAGGCAAATACGACAAAATCGTGTGGGTTCGCAATAATATCGAGGTCAAGGACACTAAAGAGCTCGGTTTTCTCCCCGGGTCTATGCTTGAAAAGATCTATCCGTTTGCAGCCATCCTTGCTGACTGCTTAGGCGGCGAAGTCGCATTGGAACGAGCCATTACTGACGGGTGGGTTGAGATCCAGCCTCTTGGCTTCATTCGCGGACGAAGCTTTCAGCGCTCTATTATCTATTGCAGTGAGGCAGAAAATCTCACCAAAGAACATATTCAGTTACTGATTGGACGAGTGGGAGAAGGCAGCTCGCTATGGATCAATGGCGACCTACGACAGATTGACGACGTAGCTTTCGAACGAAACAATGGTATTCAGAAATTGATTGAGAAGGTTACAGGAGATGAGCATTTCGCTTCTGTGTACTTGCCAATCACTGAGCGATCTGAGACAGCGCGACTGGCAGATCTGTTGGACTGATTACATAGACTGCGCAAGCAGTAGGAGAACAAACATGACTAACGAGCTGAAGATTGTAGATGAAATCAAAATAATGGAACGCACCTATCAAATCATTGAAGAAAATGTCAAATTTGTTTCGTTCTCTGCTTTTACTGACGATTAAGGAGCTAGTGGTATATGACATTCGATGCTATGATAAACAATCTATATGATGCTCTGAGCGAAAATCAAGATACTATCTGGTTCGATTATCAAGGATTCCGCTGGGAGCTTGGTCATGACCTACATTTTCATCCACGACATATACTTCATCCAGGAAATTGCTCTGAAGATCGACGTGCAGCTCAATACAGTTGTCCAATTCCCTACTATCCTGAATTAGAAAACGAATGTATATGTGAGAGCTTATTATGATTGATAGAATGCGTAATTTGTTCAATAAATATAAACATAGAATTGACAACAAAACCAGAACACTAGTATACGGTTCACAGTATCGATACCCAAGAAAACTTTATGAAGGAGAAGAAATAATGCGCGTTTTATTCGTAAGACCATCGATCTATGACGCAGTATGCGACTGGTATGAACATATGGATACTGTGCAAAAGCATCGTAAAAAGACCGCTATCTGCAAATCACCCGAAGATTTTTTGGATATATTCAACAAGGATAAATTCGGCGCACAATATACGACATTCTATTTTGACCATATGCTGCCGCTGACCGATACTTTTGAATGTTTTAAGGAGATCGTGCGGCTGTATGGCGAAGAGGATGCGAAGTATATTTCAGAGAATAAGATGCGGCGGATCACTGTGAGCCATTTAATGAACAACAATCAGTTTGATCATTTCCAGCAGTTTTCTATCACACCCGAATGTCTGGATGATGTAATCCATAATGCTTTAGCTGATCTACAGTGCGAATGTGTTTGCAGATCGCTCTTATAAGGAGGGGTGGAATATGGAAAGAATATTGACACCACGAGGCGGCGGACGTACATATGCAATTTGCCAATACGCTGTCAAGAACAACTGTAATATTTTGGTGCCGACGCAGGGTACTGCCGTTCGGTGTGCGCAAGATTACATAAAAGAAATCGCTAGAGCCTTGGATGTTCAATATTATGGGTATAGTATTAACCATCAATGTTTTGTAGTGGATTTACAAAGTAGAGAGCGTGGAGAATATAAAGTCTATATATTAGTGGCAAGTGAATTTCTCGATCATTATCGTGAATTGCATCTAGAAAACAAGCCGCTTGTTGTTGACGACATTGATCGTTGTTTTCAGTTTATGTGTTTCCCAAATATCCAAATTGCTGCTTGTTCTATGGTCACTTATGACACGAGCGAAGTTGCGCTTACACCACCAACTACGTCTCAAAAAGCGCCACGGGATGAATGCGTGTGTGATAGCTTGATATAACAGAGGTGCCAACAATGAATAAATTTGATACGCTACATGATGATCGCACGCTGCGATGGATCTGTATGGAGCCAGACGATAACTGCAACAGTGGCGAGTTTACTTTTGACTGTACGAAAGATGGGTTCACATAGACTCTGCCAAGCGATAAACCACTGCAGACCACAAACGAAATTGTGTCTTACATTGACATAAATGGTATCCAGCACAAAGTTCAAGCAGAAGTAAGATATTACGGGATGGGACACGATCCGATGTGGACGGTTGCAATTCCTGATATTGTTGAAGGTAAAAATGAATGCGTGTGTGAATCGCTTTTATGAGGTGCAAAATGGAAAATCAATTATTGATACCAAATGATAAAGTATATATAGTGCAATCAGATTAGAAGCAGCCTGTAAAAATCGAATTTGAAAACGGATCAGGCATAGAGTCTGCGGATTATAAATCGTATCGCAGCAATAGAGCTGATATGTGGCCTGATTATAATTGGTTGGTCATTGATAAAGAGTTAAGAAGTTTCATTGAAGACTATGTATCAAAAAATTTTCCAAAAGAAGAATACAGTGTATCTATTCACAATGAGTGTTACTGTGAGAGTCTATTATGAAAAAATACATCAGTGAAGAAGTACAACAACAAGCAGCCCTACAATTACATATCGAAATTGAAAATGATTGTAAAATAGAATTTGATAATTTCAGATTTCAAATAGACGAAGAAGATATGACGGTTTGCCGCTATGGAGAACCAGATGAAACATTTGTAGTTAAAAGGAAAGTAAGAATTTTCTTATTAAATAACGGATTTGAATTCGAAATTGTTGGGCCTTATGCTGAACAGATGTACAGACGATATCTTAAACTGATAAATGGAGATATCAATACAAATAGTGAATGTTATTGTGAAAGTCTATTATAAAGAAGGTGAAAATATTGGATGAGCAAGAGCTAACTATAAGAATTTCAGAAATAGATAATCGTTTAGATGCCGTATATAACGCCGCAACTCATGCTTATATGCGAGCCAATGAAGCTAATGACACACCTAAAATTGCAATAAACAATATGGAAAATGCAAGAATAGCAGCCGTTTCGTACCAGTCTGTAATCGACCAGCTACAAGCTAGAGTCACAGATCTTGAGCATAAAATGAAAATGATAACAGGACCATGTTATTGTGAGTCTCTGTTATAAGGAGGTTTTATATGAAAGAAGAAAATTTTTCAAAACAGGACATTTATAATATTGGATTTGCTGTAGTTGACGCAGTACGCGATTATGCCGTCACATACGAAGACCTTATCGATGCAATTCAAGTTTATGCCGAGTGGCAGGAGCTGATTGGTGGTGCTTCGCTTTATGATACGCTTTGGATGGAGGATGGCACCCCGATGGCCCCTTCCCTGACGCGATATTTGTATCACAAGCTATACGGGTTGGAAGAATATGAAAATAACGAGGAGGATTATGACGATGAGTGACCGCAAGCGAGATAAAATTTCGAAGAGTACATATATGCGCGAGGCCCGCAAGCAGCGTATGATTGAGAATCAGTTCTTGTATGAAGTCGAGAAGGCACAGGAAAGTGATGAACGGCAGAAGCAGTCAGAACGGCGGAGGCCGCATAAATATGATCGCTGGGGCGATGAAGACTAAGGAGGACGAAGCGTTATGGACAAGGAACCAAAGAGAGATGAAGTGGAGCAGGATGACATTGCTGAGATTCGTATTCGATCCGTACCGTTGATGGTACTCGTTGCTGGAACTTTGAGTAGCGTGGATTTCGTTGGTTGGATGTTTACAATAGCCGAAATGCTTGTCGTATTTGTGTTGACATACCAGATTCTAGGACGAGTGCTCTTTACAGCACTGGTGGTTACTCCCTGTTTAGTGGTGTTTATCAGTAAATGCCTAGAGGCTTATGATGAGATTATGTATGGTGATGACGACGATATGAGCGGCGGCGATGACGATTCGCACTTTGGAGACCATTTTAACAATCTGATGAAATGAGGAGTGAAATAATTTGTTTAGTCCCCCATTATATAGCGTACTAAAATTTAACTTGAATTATATCGTTTCTCACGATTATAACTTTAAGCTAAGCGAAGAAGAATTGATTCAATTTACTGTTCTGCAGGGCGACAATATGATGTTCCGACAGATTCGCATGATTTCCGCTGATAACAGTAAGTTTCAGAAGTTCGTTATCTTTGTTGATGCAACTGGTGGTTATAATAAAGCAAAACCGCTTGAGCGGCTTGTAAAGCGTGGATTCAAAATGAACGGGAAAACATATCTATTCAGTGAACGTAGTGCAAGTATGGTCCGTCAGAGTATGTTGAGTTTTGTTGAAAAACATATTGCTCCAGAACTTGATAAGCGAATTAGTATGGGGCTGGACTTTTCTGAAACTCCAACGGTACTTAGCAAATACTATGCTTATCGCGGTCTGAATCTATCTTCCGCTTTCTGCTTGCCAGGATGGACTCCTAAAATTTGTATTGTTGACGATTATGAAAATACGATCAAAGATCAAATGGTTGAATATCTATATGATAAAACAACAGAGTTCGTTGATAAAGCCGGTAATAAACGTAACTGGACGCAGAAAGATGTCGCAGTAAAAAAGACAGACATCACTATTAACTGCTTCGATGGTGCGGGGGTCTGTCATCCAGAAATCATGCGTCAGATTGAACGTCAAATCAATACAGATGAACATATCAACAGTTGCATTATTCGCGCTCCGTATATCAAAGGCTGTATGCATGAAATCGACTATGAAACATTTTATGCCGAACGTGGTGTGACAAAAATTAAAGACATTTGGGGTCAAGAATACGATGTAACACCCGGTAGTGAGCCTCTTATGATTCTTACTGTCAGTCTCTATAAAGGATATAAATATTTCAAAAAAGATGGCACATATAAAGATTGGGAACGATATTGGGAGCAGTTTCATAAAACCAATAGCTGTTTCGCAATCGCAAAATAGAATTATAGCGCCGAGCGAGAAAATTTGACCACGAAATGCAATTACCAAATTTTGCAGAATTTAGACATGGAATTTGATGATTTCAAGCATTTTGCAGACATGTCGGTTGATTTTTATGAGAAGGTTACAAGCAACGATATTTTCTATGCTGATTGTTTTCTTGGGTTGATGGCTGATGATGTCAATCCGCTAAACCATTATATTGCTGCGTTAGCTCGCAACCAAGAAATGATGCATGAGCCGTGTGTAAAAGAATACGTCCATTCTCTACTCGACAAAACTCGTGATGGGTTCAAGTGCGGCAAGCTCTGGATGAACGCAACTTTCAAATTTTGGGTGCCAGATCTTGTTGCTCTGATGGAATGGGCTGGTGGTCTTCCTGTTGTTGGTGCATTGAAAGCTGGAGAAATCTATACTTTTGACCGTCGTGGGGTTGCTTTGGGTAAGCGTATCTGTGAACGAAACCCTCATATCTCAAGGTCTGAACACGTACTTGTTGATGCAGTAGATAATGCGTTAACACAGAAATATTTTCACGGACTTGTAAACTGTTGTTTTACTTCAATCTATGATATCAACGCTCCAAGACTCAATGGTTCAGATTTTGACGGCGACCTTGTTTTAGTCATCAATGAACCTTCTATGATTCCTGGAATACATACAGATATTCCTATTACGCTGGATCTTGAGGACAAAAAGACTTCTCTTGCCGAAACAGACACTCCTGATAATAAATTTGCTTGTACTCTTCGTGGTCTTAAAAGTCAAATTGGTGAGATTTCAAATTTGAGTACAGTATATCAAAACAAGGTTCCTAAGACTGAAAAAACAAAACAAGAGTATTTGAAATATGTCTCTTTGCTTTCTGTTGCAAATGGCAAAGAGATTGATCGAGCTAAGACGGGATGCGGTTATAAGATTCCCAGACACATACAGAAATACGGTACCGGACCCAAAAGCACCCCCTACTTTATGAAGTATGCAGGTCCTTACTACGCACGTTTACATAATTTAAGTAAGGCACACAGCAACATGAATCTGCTCTGCATGAGTCTTGAGCGCTGGGAGCGAGGAGTCCGGTGGCGCAAGGAGCCTGCTGGCAGTTTTGATTGGCATATCATGTACGATGACGCCGTAGGTTATGATCAGGCTGTATTTGATGAGATCGAAGCCATCTTTTTGGACTTCAACAAATGCCGCAAGGAATATCTTGAGTTTGAAAAGAAATGCCACAACTGGAATCTCTACAAGAATGACCTAAAGGATAAAATCACAAAAGAAGAGGCCAAGACATATGAAACGAACTGGCAGGCGATTTACAATGTCTACCGTAACAAGTGCAAGCTGGTGTGCCCAGATGTGAGAGAGCTGGCCAATATTCTTGTGGTGCTTTGCTATGAGAAGTACCCCAATAAATTCAAGAAGTTCTTGTGGCACATGGCTGGCGCTGGTGTGGTCGAAAATATCAAGCCGGTTCCTGTTCAGCTACCAGTTCACGATCCGAACGGCGATTACGAATATCTTGGCCAGCGATATAGTTTGGCTGAACCGAAAATCTATGAAGCAAGAGTAAAATAACAAAGGAGTTTATCATGTTTAATCTATTCAAAAAGAAGAAAACGCAACAGGAAGAACCCCCGCAGCAGATGGAATGCCCCAAGTGTGGCGGAATCATGACGTTGACAAATGGACTGACATATAAATTCCACTGTCGTGGACAGGAACTCGAAGCCTCAAATGTCACCGCCATGAAATGTGCGAATTGCGGTGAGATGATGTTTAGCTGGGACGAAGCTCGGCGTATTCAAAAATTTGCTCATGAATCTGTAGGCTGGGAGGATGAAACGGAATGAGTTATCAATGTTTTAAGACAACGATTGCCGCTTTGATAGTTGTAATATGTTTATGTTTGGGTATTGGGATTTGGGCATCTATTCCGCGCAAAAACAATGTAGGTGATAAATCTGTTTATAATGGAAGCTCTTTGTACAGTATTCCCAACACGAAACTTATTTACGATGAGAACACAAGAATTATGTATTATTGGCTGCATAGTGGATATATGTCTCCATACTATAACGAACATGGACAGCTTTGTCGTTATGTCGATGGTAAAATTATACCAATTAAATAAGGAGGCTAAATGGCTTATACGACATTTTATTGTAACGAAAACATGCTGCTTGACCACTGGCAGGACTATCACGAGTCAAATCTGATGCTGCGAAACCTGCTGAAGCGGACCTCTATCTCCCCTATTGAATGCGCCACGATTTATTATGAGCGGATGAAAAATCCCGAGTCTGTCAGCTATGACCGTAGCCACTTGATTCAGATGTTCAGCAGAGGTCGTAAAAATAACGCGCCAATACTTGATGTACGTCAAGTTGTGCTTTATCAGAAAGATCTGGACTATATCACAGAGGCGCGTCGAAAGTACCACATCAACTATGCGCAGCTTCGCGTTTTGTTTGGGGTAATATTCTTCTGCCGACTGTATGGAAGTGACACCTTTGCATTAGACACAGAATTCAAGATGAAGCGTTTCGGAGGTTGCTTTGAAGAACAGACGGAAATCATGTACTGTACTGGAGAAAACTAGGATGACGGCTACAATACCGTGCGTGGCATGAAGGAGATTTCAGATAACTATCACCTATTGAACAGAACAGGTACTGACGATATTGGATGCCTATATCAGTACCCAAATTTTACTCTTGATAAGAAGGACACGATTGCGTACACGTTCAATGTGACGCTGGAAAATAATCGGCTTAATCTAAGCGTCATCGTGCGTGAGCTGTTTGACCCGAAAGAGTGTTATTGCACAGTATGTGGTGAACAGTATCATTCAGAGAAGCCAAACGCCAGTAGATACTGCAAAGAATGCGCCGCTAAGAAGGAACGAACACGTCTGGCGAAATACAGACGAAAATAACGAAATGCACGAAATGAACTTTACTTTCTTAATATATGAAAGGGTGTTGTATATTTCACTCTTTGATTTTAAATTAAAAAGGAGAACTAATATTTATGGTTGAAATTACTAAGAACGAGGCTACTTATCTGCGGAAGGTTATTCCCAATGTCCATATTACCCGCACCACCCATAAGTGGTATGCTGAGGAGATCAAGTCTGTTCTGACCCAGCTTCCTGGGAATGTTGAGGCTGAGGCGGCTCTACACGAACTCAACCGCACTCAACGCACTATCTCCAATTTTGAGATTTGAGGTGCTAAATGGACGAATTTAAAAAGAAGGACGAAGAGACTTTTGACGACTATATGATGCGTATTGGCGATGCTTGCGGTGAACGAAAGTTAACGTAGGATCAAGCCGCCATGTTTTTGAATGAAGCAACCGGTTCTGACTATGGAGAATGCCGGTACCGCAAGACCTACAAGGCATGGAAGGCCGGTTATGACTATGCCGTTGGACATACTAACGAAGAGACAATTCAAAACGAGTTGCAGCGACTGAAAATAGAGAAGGTCAAACTGCAGGACGAACGCACTGCGGCAAATAGAGTTTACCGAGATGTTGCCCGTGTTGAAGCCATTAAAGAACTAATCGCCGCCAAGGTTGTTCCATACGACAAGAAGGATTTTCTGAATGTCGTACAGTATGAAGGCAGCGGGCATGATGTGATTGTATGTTTGTCTGACTTACATACGGGTGCTGGAATCGATTCTGCCTGGAATAAATTTAACCGTGAGATTTTGAAAGCACGATTGGAGAGCTACGTTGCTCAGGTGTTTAACATTGTAGAACGTCACGCTGCTGAGAAGATTCATGTGTTACTACTTGGTGACCTCATCAATGGCCACATCCATGTAAACACCAGAGTGCAGAATAACGAGAATAGCATCGAACAGGTCATGACGGCCGCAGAGCTAGTGAGTAACTTTGTCGCTGAGCTGTATGAGGTATGTCAGCATATTGATGTGTATTCGGTCAGTGGTAACCACTCGCGAGTATTTCCCAGCAAAGAGGATCAGGTGGTAGGCGATGAACTTGAAGCTCTGATTCCGTTTTATATGAAGGCTCGGCTGCAGAATCTGGCTGGTGTTGAAGTAAAAACAGAGAAGCTCGATCCTACATTTGGAGGATTTAAGGCTCGCAATAGTCTGGTGATGTATGCACATGGAGATAAGGACTCCCCTGCTAACGTCGTTGAACACTTGACCATGATGGTGAAACAGCCCATTGATCTAGTCTTCCTCGGACATCGCCACACGAACGGAATGACTACAGTGCATGGCACGAAGGTTATCGAGAGCGGCTGTGTATGTGGTACTGATAGTTTCGCTGTTGGCATTCGTAAGAATGATATTCCCCAGCAGGCTGTAGCCGTTATTGCTGATGAT